CTCTAGCTGGGCATACCTAGAGATACCTGACGAGCCTGAAAGTGACTTCGATGTGTATGCAGATGAGGGTTATCTGTTCAAGGGAGGCGGATTCGCTAGGGGTCACAGAAATATACGGGTGGATTATACGGCTGGGTATTCTAGTGATGATATGCCTGACAGGCTCAAGATGGCTTGCTTAATTTTAGTAAAGTTTATCTTCCAGAAGAGAAGCGAGGAGATATTTGGCAGGAAGCAATACTCACTAGGAGCGGTAAGGGCTATCATACTGGAGGAAGGGATGCCTGGAGAATGTAGATTGATACTTGATAAATTTGCGAGGAAAGATGTTTGAAAGGAGATAAAGATGTGTAAATTAGATAACGGTATTACTAGAATGGGTCAGATAAACGATATAAACAATACTAACTATACATTAACACTTTGCGTTCCTGATATAGATGGCAAGGAATGTCAAATAGATATACTTTCATTTCTCAAGGTGATACGCTCTATTGCACCTGAAGAAATGGATAAGCTATGGGAAAAGGCGAGGAAAGATGTCTAAGAAATTAACCGATAAGAAAAGGAAGGAAATGTTGGCAGTGCGGTATCAGGAGAAGGGAAAGAAGGTAAAAACATCAGGTAGATTAAAGACGGAAAAAGAGTTGTTTGAGGATGAGAAGATTTGGACTACAAAGTAATGGAGGCTTGAATTGATTGGCCCAAAATGCATTCTTGTGCTTCAAAAATACACTAAGGTCTCGGACGGTATGGGAGGCTATACTTGGGTTTACCAGTCTGTCCGCAAAATGAAGGGAGTTCTGACTTCCCTGACTGGCAATGAGAGATACGTCACAGGCAAAATAGAGGTATTCCGAACTCACAGGTTTATGGTCGATTTCCCCAAAGGTGTTACAATCACAGAAAAAGATAGATTCACTTTGGGAATCAGGACTTTTGATATACAGGTTGTGGCTAATACGCTTGAGCAAAATATACAATTGCAGATTGACCTTTTGGAGATTACCTAGAATGGATGGAATCCCCATATACCGAAAGAATATATATATACGGCAAATGGCAAACAGGAAGTACGGCATCAGGATAGAGCCAACAGAAGAATACCAAGAAGTGGATAAGTTCGAGGATTTAGTCGCAATACTCAGAACAATTTTCGATAGAAAAGAAAAGGAGTAACAATGAAAAATCTTTTAGCGATAACAGTAGCGGGTCAGCTAAAATGGCTCGAAGAGGCAATATCCACTTTGCGTGATGACCTGGACGTCCTAGTAATAGACGATGGGACTCCTGGCGATAGTATATGGAAATTCTGCAAGCAAAAGAAGATACAATTTGTAGGTAAGCTAAAACCGATGGGACTGACCAATTCCTGGAATCTAGCCTACCAGTATTTCAAGGAAAATAACTACGATAACTGTATTATCTCAAACGATGATGTCAGGTTTCCTGCGGGATTCTCGGAGGGATTGTTTGAAGGGCTCAAGGAGTTTGACGTAGTAGCTCCGCTTTCCAATGAGCCCGGCAATATATTTGATGATATACACTCCCCCGCCTGCCAGGATGTCAGGAGATATACAGATATAGAACCGACAGCTAAGGGAAACATTAATAAGGTGCAACAAGTTCTTTCTGTAAGATACAGGAACGGGGCATATAGGCAGAGTAATTTCTTCAATGGGTTCTGCTTCGCTTTCTCTCGTTCAATAGCTAAATTCGTCTACAATGAACAGTTTCTGTTCAATCCTGTTCGTATCAATGTTGGGAATGAGTATGACTTGGCTGATAGGGTTAACGAAAGAAGCGGCAAGACAGGTATATGCAAAACGTCTTACGTGTTCCATTGGAAGGGTAAGACTACTGAAAAACTTGATAAATATGGAGTATCGTCAGGAGATTACAGGGAGCAACTATGGAAATAAAATATTGTCTAGGTTGCGGCGAAAATAAGAGGCGAGGCTTTGTCAACGTGGACTCCTCAAAAGAGGTTGAGCCTGATATTTGTGAGGATGTAACAATAACTCCCTGGATATGGGCTAAAAAGAATCAAGCTGAGTTGATATTTGCGGATAACCTTTTTGAGCATATCGAGCCTTACACACTCATCAAGGTAATTCAGGAGTGTCACCGAGTCCTGAAGCCGGATGGGATTCTACAGTTGAGAGTGCCAATTATAGCACCTGATAATATAATGGCAGCCTTTTCAGACCCGACTCACGTTAATTATTTCACTATTGAAACGTTTGATTGGTATGATTCGAGGCATATCAGGTGGAAGAAATATGGTAGAGCTTATGGCATGCCTAAGTTTGAGAGAACTATGCAGAGAAGGAACGGCAGATTTTTGGAAGTAGAGCTAAAGGTGATAAAATGAAGATAGGAGAAAGGAATGCTAATAAATAAAGGTCTAAAATTATATGTCTGGGAAGAGGTACTTTGTAGTTACGGTTGTGGAATAGCGTTTACACTAGCCCATAATTCTAATGAGGCAAGGCGGTTGATAAGAAAGAAGCTAATAGCCGATGGTTGGACAAAGTATCGGGGGGATACCTACTTGAAGGATTTTGAGAAAAAACCACGTATAATTATTGAGCCAGAAGTATTTTATATGCAAGGTGATAACGGATAAAATGCAAATAGGAGCAATAGTACCACATCTGGGAATATACGGAGGAGTGAGATATTTCCTAGAAATAGGGAATATTTGCGTTGGTAGGGGAATAGATTATACCATTTTCAGTAATCGGGAGCAAGAATGTAGCTGGTTTGACTTTAAGGGGAAAATAAAAGACTGGTCTAACATAGAAGCTGATTATATTCTTGTAGGAGACCCTCCAAGTTTCAAAGTGTTACCAACAGTAAAGGGCAAAGTTTTTATATATGTTATGGCGGGCGGATATTTCCTTGATGGATATAAGCAGGTTTACGGCAAATATCCTTTTATTCTCGATAATAGAATTTTTGTTAAATATTTTCCTGATAGTCATCTCGTGGAAGGTGGAGTAAATACCGAGTGGTTCAGACCGAAAAAAAGAAAAGTGCTATTTTATGACGACCCGAGACCTTGTAAGGGAAGTAACTATATTAAAGAACAGTTGTCAGGACTTGATGGTATAGAGTTGGTTGGCTTGAAAGGACTGAATAATGAGGAAATAGCGAAGACTTACCGAAAAGGGGACTACTTTGTTAGTTGGGAGAGCAGGGAAGGCTGGAGTGATACAGCAGCCGAGGCAATAGCGTCTGGGCTAACAGTGGTAACTAATGGAGTCAACTGCGAGCCGTTTAGTGATAGGGTAATCATCGTGGATAATCTGAGGGAGTTTTTTAGTGACCCTATGAAAGATTTAAGCTGGGAAAAGGTAACAGATAAATTATTGGAAATATTTGAAGGAGAATATAAAAATGTCTAGCAGTTTTAAGTGGGATGACAGGAAGCTGAAGAAGGAAGTTGATTTTACTGTCCACCAGAAAACAGAGAAGGCTTGTCTGATGGTGGAGTCGGATGCCAAACGTTTTGTGGCTGTTGATACAGGTCGATTAAGATCAAGTATCACCCACGAAATAACAGAAAGTAAAGACGAGGTGCGAGGAGTTGTAGGAACAAACGTAGACTATGCTATACCTCAAGAATACGGGAGCTCTAAGATGGCCGCTCATCCATATTTACGTCCCGCTTTAGCAAAGAATATACCAGCAATTAAGCAATTATTTAGGAGAAAAATATGAGCCTCGATATTAACGTCCTCAATACTTCTATCTATACGGCTCTGAATGTATCGGCTATTACTACTCTAGCTACAGGGGGAGTCTATCACGTTAAAGCTCCACAGGGGACAGCTTACCCATTTGTCACCTACTTTGCGGTCATTAACGTGCAGGGTGACACGTTCACTGAATACGGTAATGACACCCTAATTCAGATAGACGTATGGTCAGACTCAAACTCAGCTGCCGAGTCAGGCGAGATAGTAGAGGATATTGCTGGAGTAATGGATGACAAGGTGCTGACTATTTCTGGATATGATAATAATTCTAAAGCTATACGGCAAAATACTAGGCTATTATTTGAAAGTGAGACAAATATATTCCACCAAATAATTGAGTATACGGTGAGATGGCATAAGGATATGTAGAAAAGGAGAAAAGAAGATGATTTGGTTACTTCCATTAACAGGAGTAGTATGTTTTTTGGTTTGGTTGTTGATTCTTAATGATATTGATAAATGGGGAAAAGGAGAATAAATTGAAACCGAACACAGTATTATTCTGGGACAAAATATGGAAAGGGGTTAGAAGGCCAAAAAGCTCCGTCAGTCACCAGGAGGTAGCCAAGATGTTACCCGAGACTGGCAAGATTCTTGACGTAGGCTGCGGCCCCTGTGACCTATTTAAAGAGGTCAAAGCGAGGCGGCCTGACCTTGAGCTAACAGGGATTGACTTTTCCAGGACGGCAGCAGCAATAGGAAAAAAAGAGGGATATAATGTCATCAGGCAAAGCGTACCTCCCCTGCCATTCAAGGACAACGAGTTCGATATAGTAGTAGGCAACGGGATATTAGAGCACGTTAAGGAAGACTGGTATCTCTTCGAGGAAATGGAGAGGGTAGGAAAGCAGGTAATTTTGACTGTACCTGAGAATGAGCCGTTTAACCATCCGATGATGGAGAGCGGGGAGCACAGGCATATCTATCGACATGATGATTTTAGCAGCTACAAAACCAAAAAGTTATACGATAGATTCCCTCGCATCCTAGTTTACTCCGCTGAAATGGTAAAAGAGCAGGCTTTCAAAAAGATATATCTAGCCTTCTCAGGGTATAGCGGATTCAGTGAGGCTTTTGTAACCTCCCTTCTCTCAATGTATATGAGTGTCACTAATGCTATACTAGCGACTCCGAAAGAAGGCAAAAAGTTCAATTTCAAGTTACCTGCTTATGCTGAGAGTCTGCCTTCGGTCTATCTCTACTATGCAACTTGCAACTTGAACAAAACTAAGGATGCTTTAGCGAACGGGCTCCTGGCAACTGATTGTGATTATATGATGATAATTGATGCTGATATGAGATTTCCTGCTGACGGGATTCACAGGTTGGTTCAGGATGACAAGGACGTTGTAGCAGGATTCTATGTCAAAAAATGTAAAGAAGTAAGCCCTACAATGGGTCATCACGTTTTAGGGAAAGGAATACATCTAGCAAAAGATTACCCTGATGACGAGCTATTTGACAATTATGATGGTAACAAATTAGTGTTACCTACAGGATTCACTCTGATAAAAAGGGACGTTGTAATAGCAATGGGGTATCCTAGATTCGATTATCTCTCGTTGTATAATATGAGAATAGGAACAGACTGGAGTTTTTGCTTAAAAGCGGAAGAGTTAGGATTCGGAGTATTTTGTGATAGCAGAATTAAATTACCGCATATTGGAGAAACAAGTTACAAAGCAGAAGAGTATTTTAAGAAGAAGAAAAGGAAAGTAAAATGAGCAAAAAGAGAGGTGAGACATTTAAGGAATATGGTTTGAATATGATTTATTCCAATAAAATAGAGGTTGATAACGAAAATGTATTAAAAATTCTAAAAGGGGATGGTTAAAATTGCTGAGGTCGTAGGAAAAAATGCACGAATAAGGTTAGGTGGGACTGTAGTCCTAGGGATGAGAGACTGGGCGATTGACTATACATGCGACACTGTGGAGAAGACCGATTTCGACGATGCTGGAGTCAAGCAGTTTCTAGCAACGCTTACCGGCTGGACTGGTAGTTTCAACGGGTTCGGTCAGCCTGGCTGGAGTCTGAGCGCTATTGTGGGGACTACATATTCGGGAAGTTTCTATGTAAGTGCGTCTGACGGTAGCTACTATTCAGGTAACGTGATAATTACCGGAGCGAGTCCGGGTACGGCTGTTGATGGGCAGGCTACATTGAGTTATACATTCCAGGGAACTGCAGGTCTTAGCTACACGTAGAGACCGAGGATTTGAAATATGGAGGTGAAGAATAATGGCTGGAGAAATGGCAGGAAAAGTTGGTGCTTTCTACGCCGCTAGCGGAACTGGAACTGAACAGGCATCTGAGTCCCATAGTCTATCTACTGGTTTTGCGTGGCTTTCCCATAAGAATGCGGTGGTAAGTAATATCTATGCAAAGTTGACTGGTACATCACAACCTTATGCTAGATGGTATTGCACCCCCAGAGGAAAGCTGACGATTATTGGTGCTGGAGCGACTGATAGCTTCAACGCTAAATACCGCTGGTGGGCTGAGGAAGGTGAAACTGGGTCATCCAAAGGGATAATTATGCAACGTGGCGGATTCTTCAACTGGTCAGCAGACAATACCTGTGATGTTGTGGAGAAGACTGATTTCGACGATGCTGGGGTCAAGAGTTATAAAGCTACTTCAATTGGCTGGACAGGGGCGGCAGAAAGACATTGGATTAGCAACGAAGGGAGCGGATTGAAAGATAAGATGGGGTCGGGAGTGCCTATGATTGTCAAATTCTACGTGAACGATGACGACACTGATAAGGGAATAGGCTCGACCTCTGATGAAGGCCAGCGGTATGAAGGATACGCTCATCTTACGGGACTGAGCCCCTCGACCGCTATTGATACGTTGACGAATGAGAGCCTGACCTTTCAGGGTACGGGACGATTGACCTACGAGGCAGGAGCATAAAGGAGAGAATAAATGAGTGAATTAGCACCAATGGTGGGTAAAGCAAAGCAAGTTACAATAGGTGGCAAGCCTTACACCGTTTCGCCTCTAACTATTGACGATTTGGCAGAGTTTGAGGTTTTTGTCAAAACTGAGAGGAACAAAACCATTTCGGAATCACTAAAGCAAGCAGGTATCAAAGAGGAGTTGATAGCTCAAAAAATAGTCGAATCATCTGCCAAGCCGATTGGGATAGATGAGATTGACGGGGCTATGAGAACAATTTCTGGAGTTAGATACCTGCTCTGGTTCGGGCTGAAAAAAAATCATCCCGAATTAAAGCAAAACAAAATGGGTGATTTAGTAACGCTGGCCAATTTTGAGGAAGCCTCGCTAATAGTAGCCGAGATGGGTGGTAAGGCGGTAGAGAAAAAAGGAAAAAACGTCAAAAGGGGGAAATAGATTGGGAGTTTCAATTCCCCCTGATGACTAAATATTACGGGATGACACCACTGGAAATTAGAGAATTGACGCTTTTCCAGTGGCAGACCTATATGGAGCATATAGAGAAAGTTTATAAGGTATTCCACCCCGAGTCGAAAGATAAGGGCAATAAGGGAAAATCAGGAAGTCCTGGCAATTCGGATAAGGGAAGCCACGAAGAGTTAAAGAGTCTAGCAAGAAGAAAAGGAATCAAACTTCCAACTAAGGGGATGTAATTGTAATGGCAACTCAGATAATGGATGCCTATATTGAGATACGCACCAATCAGGCTAAGTTTTCTAATGAGCTGAAAGGCATGGAAAGAGCTACAAAATCCTCGACTGACAGGATGAAGAAAAACTTTGACAGGGTAGGTAAAGGCGTTTCTGAGATGTCACGGGCGGCTCGCTTAGGTTTTATTGCTGTGGCTGCTGCTATTACCGGAACAGTTTATGCTGCTGCCAAGTATGAGAAACAGATGGCTACTGTCTCCACAATGCTGACCCGAAAATCTATGCCGATTATGGAGAAATACAAGGACTTAGTCGGCAAGATGGGGATAATCTTCGGTGAATCTACTGAAACCCTGTCAAAGGGCTTGTATGACATTCTATCGGCAAGTATAAGGCCAGAAAAAGCCCTGAAGGTTTTGGCAGTCTCGGCAAAGGCAGCAGCGGCAGGCATAACGGATACAGGCGTGGCAGCAGATGCTATTACTACGATTATGAATGCCTACGGATATGCTGCCGAAGATGCAGGGCTAATCTCGGACAAGCTCTTTACTATTGTTTCAAAAGGTAAGACTACTTTTGCCGAGCTTGGCCCGAATATTGGTAAGGTAGCAGCTACGGCAGCGATGGCAAAGATAAGTTTTGATGAACTGGGAGCGACAAT